TATGCCTGCGTCCGCTGCTGCGCCGGCTGGATGCAAGACGACAACATCAGAATGCACGGAGGGGGCGATGAGGAAAGTCAGGCGAAGATGTAAGAACCCTGATTGCCGCGAATGGTTTCACCCGGGCTTCTCAAATCAAACGTGGTGCTCACCAGAATGCGGAACCGTAATAGCACTGGCGAAAAGAGAGAAGGACCGGCATAAGGCGATACAGGAAGCAGAACGACGACGAAAAGACGAAGCTCAGCAGGAAAAGCGCCATACCAAAATCCGCAAGTTAGCAGTAAAGCCACTCAGTCACTTCCATAAACAAACTCAGTCAGCCTTCAACGAATATATCCGCACTCGCGATGCCGCCGATCCGTGCATCAGCTGCGGACGATTCCACGAAGGAAAATATGACGCCGGGCACTATCGAACCCGCGGCGCTTCACCGGCTACACGCTACGAAGAAACCAACTGCCATAAGCAATGCGTACCCTGCAATCAGCACCTTTCCGGCAACATTGAAAACTACATGCCTAACCTGGTTAAGAAAATCGGACAGGCTGCTTTCGATCGCCTTATGGGTCCGCACCCCGTGAAGAAGTGGACGCGGGAAGAGCTGCAGGAGCTGGCTGCGCACTACCGGCAGAAAACCAGAGAGCTGATCAAACAAAGGAGCGAAACACCATGAGCCTTGAAGCAACATTAAAATATTTTTTTCCAAAAACAGCGAGTTTTGCGGGTATGCCGCCTGCAACAGCCTCAGATGCATTATCAGGTACCGACTACATGGCTGCCATGGGAATGACTCAGAGCCGGGCGCCGCTTGGTTATAGTGCCTTTATGGGTAAGGTTGGAGTAAGCGATAACGACGCCCGACGCGCCGTATCGTTATTAACTGAATACGCCTTGAGTACCTGCGATAAGGTTGCCGCCTTACGCAAGCTAGAGCCTGATGTTAAACCAGCCGTTATGCAAACTCTCGCAACTTACGCCTACATGGATTATTGCCGCAGCGCCGCCAGCGTAAAACCCTGCGAATACTGCCAGGCGAAAGGGTTCATTGAAGCTGACGTGTTCACCATGAAGTCGCCGTTGGCAGGAGGCTCAGCCAGAAGCGTAAAAGAGGTTGTTCGCGTTCTCTGTAAGACCTGCAACGGGAAGGGCGTCGTGTCATCAGCGTGTCGCGATTGCAGTGGGAGAGGTCGAGCAGTTGATCGCAAGCTGACTGAAAAGCAGGGCGTGCCGGTCATGGGAGACTGTAAGCGCTGCTGTGGTCGGGGTTATGTGCGCATACCGTCAACTGATGTGCATCGAACAGTTGAGGGAATAACTAACTCGATATCGCTCGATACATGGAAGAAGTCGGTAAAGCTCTTCTACGACAGCCTCATCGGCAAGATTGAGATTGAGGAATCCTACGCTAACGCCTCGCTGAATAAGGTAACCAGATAGTGCAATCATTAATAGCTCATTATTTTATCGTGGGCTATTTACTTTTCCCGAGGCTGGGGATATGATTCCTAACAGTTGAAGTTGCGCGCTGTTGTTTGACGCGATAACTTAACCCAGTCAGTTCCATCGATTTGTGATAGTCAAAACGCCCTGCGGCCTCACCAACTGCGAGGGCTTTTTTATGCTCCACGCTTTGAGCCGAATAACATCACCTAATTGGCTCATGCCCTGCAGCATAAAGTAACATCACCAAACTATTTCAAAGGTCAGCCATAGAGCTGGCCTTTTCTGTTTTCGCCCCTGCCAATCAACCTCGACTATCACCTTTTCCTGTGTGGCAACGGGCGATCTTTTTTTCTGACTACCTACAGCACCGCCCGTAATCACGGAGGTGATATGAGTATCGATATGAGCAAACTGGCATCAGGCGCAGCATACGGCGCATCTGCCGGGACAATCGCTAATGGTCTGCTGACCAGGCTGAGTCCCGATGAATGGAGTGCTGTAGGCGTGCTGGCCGGTATTCTGGTCGCGCTTTTCACGCTCGGCATCAACTGGTACTACAAACGCAAGGCAACGCTGGCTCAAATCAAAGCCCTTCAGCGCTGGCCCACCGCACCAGACATCAACGAGGATTAACCAATGGCTATGTCAAACAGCCTGCGCAATAAGCTTATTGCTGTCGCGGGTGGCGGAGCTATGGCTATCGCTACGGTATTCCTCGGCGGAAAGGATGGGGTAGAGGGCAGGGTGTACGAGCCTTACAAAGATGTGGCGGGCGTCTGGACTGTCTGCGACGGTCACACCGGCACCGATATCATCAAGGGGAAGAAATACACCGACCGCGAATGTGATCGACTGATGTGGAATGATCTGCAGCCAGTTAAGAAAGCGGTTGATGGGATGGTCAAAATTCCATTGGGTGAATATCAGCGCGCCGCACTTTACAGCTTCACCTATAACGTTGGCACCAGCGCGTTTTCTAAATCGACATTGCTTAAGCGTCTGAATGCCGGTGACGTTGATGGCGCATGTGAAGAGCTTCGTCGATGGATTTACGCTGGCGGCCAGAAGTGGCGCGGATTAATGAACCGTCGCGATATGGAGCGCACGATGTGCCTGGCGGAGAGCGCTGATGACCTTAAAGGCTAAAGTTCTTGCTGTACCCCTCCTGCTGGTTCTGCTGCTATTAGCCACGTCAGTAGCGTTCGCGTTTTATTACCGTGGCAATGCCATTGACTACAAATCGCAGCGTGACACCGCAACCAGCAGCCTCAAGCTGGCAAAAGACACTATCACCGATATGCAGACACGCCAGCGCGATGTAGCTGCTCTCGATGAGAAATACACAAAGGAATTAGCAGATGCTAAAGCCACTATCGATCAGCTGCACGATGATGTTGCTACTGGCAAGCGCCGGTTGCAGTTCAACGCCACCTGCCAGAAGCAATCCGCCACCGGCACCACCGGCCTGGATGATGCAGCCAGCGCCCGACTTACTGACGCCGCTCAACGGGATTATTTCACCCTCAGAGAGCGAATCGAAGTCGCCGGAAAGCAAATAGCCGGCTTGCAGCAGTACATCAGAGAGCAGTGCCAATAGTCATAATCTGTATTAAAATATTTCTCTTCTGACTTGGAGGAGCAAATGGATGCAGATTTAATCAGTTTTGAAAGCATGCTTGCTGCAAAATCTGCCGCTAACTGGGCTTTTGGTTCGATGTTAGCCACTATTGCCAGCTCGGTGATTGCGATAGTTACGTTATTTTATGCTGCAAAAGCACTTAACACTTGGCGTAAGCAAGAAGAATTAAAGCTAAAAAGTGAATTCAAACTCGCAATAATTGAATTGACTTATACTGTAGAAGCCATGCCAGACAATTGGTCGCACGTGCATGTCAATACCGCGCGGAGCATCCTTAGGATTACAAAAGATCCTGCGGCTCATGTGCCTGACCAATTAAAAATCCTATACCTTAAAGAAGATATGGTCTCAGCTCATAGAAGGGCGTTAAAGAGCTGGCTAATGTGTGACCAATTTTTTAAAAAATCTAAAATAGAAGATAGATGGGAAAAGTTTGACAAAAGATATCATCAGTATGCCATGAAAGGGGGAAACAAGTCTGATGTTCTCCCGGCTTTGAAGTCTTTAGTAAGTGAAATAGTAATTTTCTAATCCTTATTGAAAAGGCGCTTTTGCGAGAGCGACTGATGATGCTTGCACCATTGTGCGTCGTGATGGAATTATTAACCTCAATCAAAAGAGGAGGCCATCATGGAAACACTAAGCGAAGAAGCGTTCAGAGAAATTCTCAGCAAGTTGCTAGGCATCCCAACCCTTCAGGAAAGGGAAGTTGCTCTCCCAATTGCAAGGAAGTGGGTGCTGGCTTACCAAGTGGGCGAGTTGATTATGACGCAAAAGCAAATTGAATTCTTAATTAAGGGCATCGAACCAACACCATCTGAACGATCAAAATAAATTAGCCGCCTCCGGGCGGTTTTTTATTGGAGTCAACATGTCTGACACCTGCCGCATCACAGTAAAAACAAAGCCAAGTGAAACCCAAATCTGCCTGATGAACAGATCAAAAACTGAAATCATAAACGGCTTCATTGGAGTTGCTCAGGGAGATGGCGATTGGGTGTTCCTGGCCCCTGATGATGTGCTTAAGATGGACTACGTACCAGTATAAGAAAAGAAAATATCAGAGTTAGCTTAGAGGGCCTCCTCTGATAGGTTTTTTTATTGGTTTATCATCACACGTTTTATCTCAAAACCATTTTTATCACTAAAAATCACCGTCTTAGGTAGTTCCTTATCAGCTTTTGTGTTGCCAGAGTTAATGGAAAGCACAGTTACTTTTAGTTCTAGTTTTCCCGTCTGTACTAGCAATTTTGCAAATTCTTCAAGTGTCATTTTGCCTCCTGTTAAAAATATTTAATCGGATTGCAATTCATAATCTTTAAGAAAAATTATGGCGACCAAAACTAAACTGGCCGCCTTAGCTTCTGTTACCAGCCTTCTTCTTTGTATTCCTTGAGAGACGGGCCATTAAAAAATCCAGCTTTACGCTCATCTTTAACAAACCACTCACAATGGTACTGCTCTCTTTCGTCATCGTACCAGCCTACGGTCATTAGTGGTCCGCCTGACTTGAGCTGAACAACGGTGCCATCTGTGAAAGTCTCTGACATATAAACCTCCTAACCTCAAAGTGAAAAGCTAATGGCACTCACCGACAAACAAGAAATGTTCTGTCGCGAGTACCTCATCGATTTGAACGCCACGCAAGCGGCCATTCGGGCGGGGTACAGCGAAAAGACCTCGAACGAACAGGGCGCAAGACTGTTAGCAAATGTTAGCGTCCAGATAAGAATCTCTGAACTAAAAGTACAGCGCAATGATCGAATCGATGTTGATGCTGATTATGTGCTGAAGCGCTTGTTTGAGATTGACCAGATGGACGTGCTAGACATCCTCCTCGCCAACGGTGAGCTAAAGCCTATTAAAGACTGGCCCAAAGTCTGGCGCACCAGTCTCTCAGGTATTGATGTTACCGAAATTGCTGGCGATGCGGCTGGTCTGTTAAAAAAAATAAAATGGCCGGATAAAGTTAAGAATCTTGAATTGCTTGGTAAGCACATAGCGGTCCAGGCATTTCGCGAGCAAGTTAAAACTGAGCATGATGTGGTAGGCACGCTATCCGACCTGATGGACGATCTCGCTAAGGGGTGAGCATGAAGCCAGTACACCTCAAGCTTCTGCGGGATAAGCTCTGGCGACTGAATCACCTCTACTGGATAACCGACAAAGAAGGTAAGCCTGTTCGCTTCCAGATGACGCCTGAGCAGCTCGAATACTTCGGGGGCATGCACACCCGCAACATCATCCTGAAGGCGCGACAGTTAGGTTTCACGACTGAGGTGTGCATCATCCAGCTCGATGCCGCTTTATTCGAAGCAGCCAAATGCGCACTGATCGCCCACACCCTCAACGATGCCAAGCGCCTTTTCCGCGAGAAGATTAAATATGCCTATGACCGCCTTCCTGATGAGATTAAGGCCGCTAACCCTGCAAGCAATGATGCAGCAGGCGAGCTGGTATTCAGCAAAGGTGGTTCGCTCTATATCAGCACGTCTTTCCGTGGCGGCACGCTTCGTTATCTGCATGTTTCCGAGTTCGGCAAGATATGCGCTAAGTTCCCGGACAAGGCACGCGAGATTGTTACCGGTGCCTTTGAGGCAGTATCAGGCGATTGTTTCACGACGATTGAAAGCACTGCAGAAGGCCGGGCTGGTTACTTCTTCGATTACTGCCAGTCGGCAGAAAAGGCGCTCATTCAGGGCAAGCAGCTCTCACAGTTAGACTGGAAATTCTTCTTCTTCTCATGGTGGAAGAATCCCCTGTATGCAATCGACCCCGTAGAGCCAATCCCGCAGCGCCTGAGCGATTATTTCGCTGATATTGGGGCAAAGCATAAGGTGGTGACAAACGAGCGTCAGAGGGCCTGGTATTACGCCAAAGAGAAGACGCTCGGCGATGACATGAAGCGCGAGTATCCGTCGATACCGGCAGAGGCGTTTCAGCAGTCGGTTGAGGGCGCCTATTACGCCAAACAGTTCCGCAAGCTCTACGAGCAGAAACGCATTGGCACGCTGCCTGATAACTCACACCTGCCTGTCCACACCTTCTGGGATATCGGTGTGGGCGACTCAACAGCCATCTGGTTCGTGCGCATCGTTGGCGATGAATTCCATGTCATCGACTACTACGAGAACAGCGGTGAAGGCCTCAGGCACTACATGAAGGTGCTGAAAGACCGAGGCTATGAGTATGGCGATCACTGGGCACCGCACGATATCGATAACCGTGAGTTTGCCGGTGATGGAAAAAGCCGCAAGCAGATAGCTGCAGAAGGCTTTGAAATCGACGGTCAGGTTTATTCAATCCGCTTCAAAGTCGCGCCGAAGCTTGGCGTTGATACCGGCATAGACTCAGTGCGTGAAATCCTTCCTAAGTGCGCCTTTGACGCATCCAAATGCGAGCAGGGCATCTCTCATCTTGAGGGTTACCGCAAGGAGTGGGACGACAAACGCGGCTGCTGGAAAGACAAGCCTTTGCACGACTTCACATCGCACGGCGCTGATGCGTTCCGCTACTT